TAGCAGCCGTTCCATCACATCATCCTGCGGTGTGGCTCCCTGCCATTCCACGGAACAGTTTTCTTTTACAATCTGGTAAATCTGATACCAGACCTGATTGACCTGCTTCATGTACTGCTGCGACATGGCAACATACGGAGAAGCGATGGCATTCCCGGTTGTGGGATGCTTTGCAAGGAATCCGTATTCAGAAATACATTCCTCACACTGAATCCAGCGGGATACCGACATGGCATACTGCTCCACCAATTGGGTGCTGACCAGTCTGTCACAGCCCCTCGCCTTCAGCCATTTCCATGTTTCCTCAAACACTTCTGCTGCACACAGGTCTTTCCCATTTTTCTGTTTTGTTTTCAGATAATCTTTTACCGGAGGAACATCGACACCTTCCATTGTCGGAGTCTCCGGCAGTTCAATGATCGTGGCACTCATGCCCTCATTGATCTTGTCTGTCAGTGCTTTCGGCTTCCTGCCCGCACCGGCTCTGGCACCGCCTCTTCGCGTACCGTCTTTGGCCATGTCCCTCACCTGCCTTCCGTTTGATTTCTTTGATTTCCTTTGAAATCGTTTGATATACCCTGTTTGAAATCCCGTTTTTGTGCGTGACACCCCCGCGTCGTTCCCCTATAGGGCAACCTATAGAGATTATCATACCCCCTACCCCTGCAACTTCTTACACATCAGTAGGTATATTCACGGTTGGTATTAAATCTGTCTCCACGCTCTGCATGAATCCTTGAGTGACACGACTTGCACAATGCAATCAGATTATCTCTGTCATGTGTACCACCTTCACTTAACGGTTTCTTATGATGAACTTCCTCAGTCTCCACCAGGATTCCTCTTTCATAGCAGACCTCGCAGAACGGATGCAGTGAAACATACTTATCACGAATCCTTTTCCATGCTCTGCCGTATCTTCTCTTATTAGACTTGTTGCGTTCATATTTTTCATAGTCCTGATTATGCTGTCTGGTATGCTCTTCACAGAACCTGCCATCAGTTAAATTCGGACAGCCAGGATGGGAACAGGGACGCTTTGGTTTTCTTGGCATATGTTCCACCTCTTTTTCTCCATGAAAAAAGCCCTCAAAGATTTCTCCTTGAAGGCTCATTGGCATTTTTCACCATCTGTAGTGTACCACATCTGCTTAGTGAATGATAGTGAACTAAGGTGAACTATACTGCACTCTTTTTTTATTCCTTGATTTTATGACTGCTTTTATTGCCGGAATCAATCTGGTAATGTTCATGTTTATATTTTCTGTGTCGATTCGTATCAGTTCCCATCCCTCACCTAATTTATCGCAAATTACTTCATCACGGATATTCTCACGCTCTTTTTTATCTTTTCCATGAAATATCCTGCCATCAATCTCCAAAGCAACCTTTAATTCTGGAATTACAAAATCCACACTGTACTCATATATCTTTACCTGATGATGTACCTTATACCCACGTTTTACCAGTTCAATGGCTACCATTATTTCTTCCGTACTCTGAAACCATCCTTTATTACCCAGTGACTTCTTTACGGTTTTAATAGCTGTCTCATATCTGCTGATATTCGTTACTTTAGCAATCCTCTTTACCGCTTCTTTAAATTTTGTTTCTTTTTTCTCCAAAGAATCCCCTTTTAATTTTGCTTCCACAAGATACCTTTTACATTCAGAGCAGGTATACTGCACATCTCTTCTGTATCCCCAGGAAGCAACTGGTGTTCCACATATTCTGCATGGCGGATAATACCAATTCTGACCTTTATGGGTTTCTATCGGAATATTGTCTTCTATTGCTTCATAATGTGACATTTTCTACCTCCATTTTATCTTCCAGTTCCTGCAGCGCCTTCCCATGAAGTTTATAAATCCACCTGATACTATAATGCAATTCTTCCGCAATCTGTTCCCAAGTCTGATAACTCAAATAGCGGAGTTCCAAAACAGACTGATAATCCACATTATCCAGTGAATGTATCTTTTCCAGCATTTCTGTCTTCAGCAAAATCAGGTCATTTATTTCCTTTTGGATTTTTTCTTCCAAATCCACAATCTTATCTATACACTTTACAAATGGCGGATCTATATTTCTGGTTGCGTTATAATGCGGTGCATAATTACAGCCTGATATGCTGGAGGATAAATCTCTCCAGTGTTCCAGCTCCCTAAGGTCGAATTTAATCTGCACATCCAACCTTCTTGCCATAGAAAGATATTCTTTTACGTTCATACGTACCTCCGATTGAAAAATTTTATTCCCCTCGGATTTACTCTGATTGTCTTATTTTGTCCCTGATGCTTCCCTGCGAAGCCTGTTTATCAGATACTCTCCATCCACGGATGTCAGTGTCTGATACCACTCTGACCGAAAAAATCTTTCTATCCGCAGTGCTTCCTCTACCGCACCCTTATTTTGTGGATTTCTTCGGATTTTCTGTAATATTGTCCTATAATCATTTACCGCTTGAAGTACAATCGCATTTGCAAGTTTTTCATACGGGTCTTCTGCCAGATTCTTAGTCGCCATAGTCCATCACCTCTGCTTTCACGGCATCAATCAGTGCCGACTGGGTAAGGTCTTTTTCTGACAATGCCTTCATCATCTGCTCATCCACGGTTCCTGCCGTTAAGATATGCTGTACCACAACCGTTCCCGATGTCTGCCCCTGTCTCCACAGTCTTGCTACCGTCTGCTGGTACAATTCCAAACTCCATGTAAGACCAAACCAGATAAGTGTGCTGCCACCAGCTTGTAGATTTAATCCATGCCCGGCAGAAGCCGGATGGATAAGTCCCACCTGTAATCCTCCTGCATTCCATTTACGGATGCTTTCATCAGAATCCAGTTTCTGATAGATAACGCCCAGCTCACGAAGCCTTTCGGTAATCCTCATAAGGTCATGTTGAAACCAGTAAGCTACCAGAACTGACTTTCCATTCGCTGCTTCAATCAGATCTTCCAGTGCATCCAGTTTCCTGTCATAGATAAATTCCGTCCCGCCATCATCGGTATAAATGGCACCATTGGCCATCTGGGATAACTTTCCGGAAAGTGAAGCCGCATTGGCAGCAGTCACTTCCCCACCAGGAAGCTGTAAGACCAGTTCCTGCTTCATTCTCACATATTTCAATTTTTCCTTTTTATCCATGTGGACCATGTAACTACTGTTGATCAATTCCGGCATTTTCAAATGGTCTGCTGATTTCATGGAGATGGTGATGTCCGATATTCTCTCATAAATCTGCTGTTCGGCTCCCGGCAGTAATTTATAACTGTAAACAATGGGACCATTGCATTTGTCTGGCTTAAAATAATTTGCCCTGTACTGGCCAATGAACCTTCCTAAGCGTTCTCCCTTATCCAGCAGCTTATATTCTGCAAACAAGTCCATCAGCCCATTACTGGAAGGCGTACCAGTAAGACCTACCACCCTGTTTACCTTTGGCCTTACTTTCATAAATGCCTTGAACCGTTTCGACTGGTGGTTCTTAAAGGAAGAAAGCTCATCCACAACTACCATGTCATAATCGAATGGCAGCCCGCTCTTTTCTATGAGCCACTGCACATTCTCCCTGTTGATAAGGTAAATATCAGCCGGTGCTTTTAATGCTCTCAGTCTCTCTGCTTCTGTTCCCACAGCCACACTGTAGATCAGTTCTGATAAATGCTCCCATTTCTCCATTTCATCCGGCCAGCTCAGTTTTGCAACTCTAATAGGTGCAATGACAAGCACCTTATGCACATCAAAACGGTCAAACATCAGATTATTGATAGCAGTAAGCGTGATACTCGTCTTACCAAGTCCACATTCCAATAAAACTGCTGCTATCGGATGCCCCTCAATATATTCCGTTGCATATTTCTGATAATCATGCGGATCGTATCGCATCCAGTATCCCTCCAATCTCTTCCGGCTCATCCAGTACGAATACTAAAAATCCCAGCCGTTGTAACATACCATGCCTTGCTTTCTGTAAAGGTCTCGGTTTTTTCCCAAGAGCTTTCACTTCCACAAAACCAATCTTTCCTTTTGGAAGAAGCACCATGCGGTCTGGCATCCCATCGAATCCCGGAGACACCCACTTTGGACAGATGCCTCCCATCTTTTTCACAGCCGACACAAGTTTTTTCTCAACTTCTTTTTCTCGCATTTTGATACCTAAAATCACAAATGCACAAAAATCACGATTTTTCCCTATATTATCTATCGCGTGTATGTGCGCTCACGATTTCCCTTTCCTATAGTTAAAAACTGAAACAAATATAATAGAGATAGTTGTGTTGTGTGTGCTTTCCATCACAGGATACACAACACAACCACCATTTTTACTGCTTCATATAAAGACGCTGTCTGCCATAGCAAGGCAGTTTTCTGATTTTATCTGTACGATGCCATCCCTCTACCTTCGCCATGATGGCTGCTATCGCATAAGAATCCGCCGGCTTCAGATCCGCAATGTTCCTGCCAAAGCATTCACACCAGATTTCCGCATTGCTGACCGTGCTTCTTACTTCCACACCCTTAGCAGCAGTCGGTGCATTCCTGTCACAGACATAATTCCTTCTGGCATAAATATCCATGCCATCCCAGCCTGCCGGCAGGAGCATATGCAGGTATTCCTCCACAAGTCCCTGACGCTCATCACTCTCCATTGCTTCCATCTGCTCGGAAAATGCAATCTCAGCAACCCTGCCATCCAGATAAAGCGTTTCCCCATTGTGATAAAGATGGAGTGCTTCCGCCCATATCTGATCAACGTCCTCTTTTGTCATCTGCCAGGATTTCTTTTTGGATCTTCCACTGACCTTTACCGGCCAGAATCTTCGATTTCCAGTAATGTCACGTAAGAATCCGGATTCAGAGTTTGTGGAACCCACAATGATGCACTGTCTCGGATGGCTCTCCACGGTTCTTCCATAAGATGGCCTGTATTCATCATCGGTCCTGCTGATGAAAGATTTCACGGATTCCACATCTGCTTTTTTCATCCCGGCCAGTTCCCCAAGTTCCAGTATCCAATACCCCTGCAGTTTCTCTGCCCCGGATTTATCTTTCATGTCCGTCAGACTGAGGGAATCAGAAAAATATTCCCCTGCCAGCTTTGCATAGAAGGTGCTTTTGCCGATACCCTGAGGACCATTTAAAATAAGAACACTGTCAAACTTCGTTCCCGGACAAATGATCCTTGCCACTGCTGCCACAATGGATTTTCGGCACGCACATCGGGTGTATTCATTATCCTCTGCCCCGAAATAATCAATCAGGAGCGTATCCACCCTTGCAATCCCGTCCCATTCTGGGAGTGCATCCAAATAATCACGGATCGGATGGAAACGCCTGTCATCTGCAACTTTCGTAAAACTCACTTCATGGTTTCTGGTAGAAAATACCCCGTAATTTAAATCCAACATAACCTTTAACTGAGCGGTATCCGCATCCCTCCAGAATTTATTTTCTTCCGGTCGCTGCCAAGGCAAGGGACCAGTTACCTGTATGCGTCCTGCCATCTCATTGAATGCAAAATTGGCATAATCCTCATCATTGGTAAGGATCAGCATCTCATTTCTTACGGTGTTCGCAAGGACTGTGGAACGCTCGTTATATTCCAGTTCAGCTTTCCATGCGTCCTTATCCAAATCATCAAACTCTGTCGTTGCTTTTTCCTGTTTCTCTTTTAAAAGGAGCAGCTTCACTTTATCGTCCTTGCTGGCAAAATCCGCCATTGCTTTAAAGGATTTCTTTTCATCATCATTCGGGAACAGATGCACGCGCACCACATCAAATGCATTTAAGAGCATCCCGCAAGCAGGGTCTGTGGCATGGAAGCTGTAAGAAAATTTTTCGTCATGGATAGTGACACCGGCACTGCTGTCTGCCGGGATATAATCATATCTGCCTTCCATTACTGACGGTGCATACACATCCTTCAGGAATGTGTCAATGGCATCACGGATTCCATAAGTCCTACAAAATGCTCCTACGATCCCTGCTTTCTCCAACGGGTCTGCCTGGGCTTTCACATCCTTTTTGATCACAGCTGACTGTCTGGAAGAGGTCGGATGTGTGGAAATATCATGCCAGTCATCATACATGGCAAGGTAAGCATCCGGATTCAAAATCTTCCCTTCCAGTTCCTTGAACACAAATTCCCCATTCATGGATACGGATGGCCAGTACATCAGGCGGTGCGGCTGGTAAGTGGTATCATCGAACATATCAATACCGATTTCCTTTGCAATCATGCGTGCCACTGCCGGATATTCCTCTTCGCTGATTTCCCTGCTCATTGGGATAATGAGACGCACTCTTGGCTTCTCCTGCGTATGTTTGTGTGTGGAATAAATGCACATCTGATACCCAAACAGCATCTCCAGTTCCTCTATCACTCCTGCTGTTCCATGATCCATATCCAATGTCAGCATGGAACGGCAAAGTACGGTTCCTGATTTTCTTCTTCCCTCTTTCAAATGTCCGCCAACAAAACCTCCCACATCCTTGATATCGTCCTGCTGCTTTTTCGTCATCTTTCGGTATTCTTCCACCGTTTCCGTTGTATGAATTGGTTTACTGACCCTCTGACAGAACTCTTCCCAGGAGACATCCCTGTTCTTCCATTTTTTCTCCATGCGGCTGTTGCCATATGCTATCTTCATGCCTTTTCTACCTCCCTGCAGTCTGTTGTAAAATAACGAACTTTCTTTCCCATGCCCGCTGCTCTCCTGATTTCATAAGCCATTCCGTTGGTGATACGTTCCCCAAACACCCATACCTGCTCACATTTGCTAAGGAAAATAAATCCCATGCGTAGCGCCAGTTCCCGTTCGGTTGCTTCATCCATGTACTGCGGTATCAGAAGATGCGGTGCAAATGGAATTGCCATGCTGTCCACTGCAAATCTGGAATACTTTTTGGCATTCTCTGCATTTTTCTCCACATTCCCTGCATATGGGGAACAGATATACACCAGCGGACGATAAGCAGGCACAGCCTTAAAGGCTGCACGCTGCTCCTTCTCCATATTTGTCAATGCTTCATATACCACCGGATCATGGTATCCCTCACAGTTAAATCTGCTGACTGACATATCACACCTCCTGTTCCACAAGCGGCAGGATACCGTCTGCTTTTAACAAATCATAGATGAACAGTCTTCCTCTCTGCGTCCAGTACGTATGCACCTTGGTGTGGGTACTGCCATCACTTCCCGGATAGCTGTGTGTCTTGGTACTGGTGTATCCTTTTTCTGCATATTTCTGATACAGAAGCCAAATCTTACCACCCTGCTTGTACTGGATTCCTTTCTGCTGCAGGTACTGGTTCAGCTTTGTGGCACTCCATCCGTAATCCTTTGCGATAACAGAGATTGCCACAAGATCCTTGCAGTTTAACACCACATCGTAATAGGAAACTTTCGGCTGCATCTCGATCATCTGCTGATTCTGTACTGCCACCACTGCCTGTAAGCTGGCATTTCTTTCACGCTCCGCTTTCAGTTCCAGCAATGCATTGATGAGGATATCCGGATTGGCAAGGACTTCATCCACTGCATATAATCCGTGTCTTCGGATGGTCGGAAGCACTTCAGATGTTACCCATCTCTTAAATTTCTTTGCATTCGGCATCTTGCTGGAAAGAATCAGACTGTACAGACCGGATTCATTGATGAGCCAGCCGCCACGCTGTCCCAGACTCGATAACGATTCGTTATTGAGTTTATCTTCTTCATCCACATGGTCCGCAATCGCCTTGCTGGCATTGGCATACCCTAAGATTTCTGTAATGTCCTTTGCAACAAAATATGGTTCTCCTTCCACCGTGAATGTGCGGACATAACCAAACTCCGCATTCTTAAACACTTGTAATCCATTCATAGAATTACCCTCCTTTGACTATGATGAGGATGTCTTCCTCTCAAGTCACAGGCAAAAGAAAAAGAGCAGATTTTAACCTGCTCTGAAAAATTGTTGAATTTTTATAGATTGTAGCTTTCAAGCAACCTTGATATAATAAAAGCACATTTATTTACAGGAGACTGAGAAATGAGTAATAAAGAGATACTTACTACCTTTAATCGTTACAACGAATGTCATAAAGGATTTTATAATGATGGTGATCCTACAAAATCTCTACTGAAAATATATTATTCTGATTTTTTTGAATACCCTGACGATGACGAATTTCCATATTATTCGGCCTATGAACTGTTATGTGGTTCTTGCAATCATTTTGTATTATCGTTACAAAAAACATTTAATTATAATCCATATATAATTGAGGGAAAGAATAAAAAAGGCTTTCATGCTTTTTGCCAAATACACAAAAATAGAAAATGGTACTATGTTGATGCTCGTGGGATTACATCAAGTTTTAATGAATTTATGGATGTTGCAAAAACATTTGTAACAGACGAATATATTATCAGACCCATTAATCAAAATGATGTAAAAGAATGGGAATCATATAGCAATTATAATAAAGAGGCCTATGCATTCGCAGATGCTGTAATCCAAAAGTATAAAAGGTGCTATGCATTGGAATAATCATCATTTTTCTAATCTTCAAAAATGCATTTCTGTATAAGCATTTATTTGGCTACCCTCAAAACAGGGCAGCCATTTTCACATCAGTCTTTTTTATAAAATTCCGTTTCATACCCATCCGCACGCATGCCCAATCCCTTTGCCCAGGATGGTGTTCTCCCCATCTGCTCACAGATGGCATCCAGCGATATATTCTTACTGCATTCGATGATAAGTTCGTCATGAACATGACCACAGATAAAGCAGTGTGATAAAGTCTGCATAGAGAAACTTAAAATATCTCTAGAGATTGCCTGCACAATATTTTCAACAAACTTCGGACCATAGCTTTCAATCCTCTCCCATTTCTTAGTTCCACCGACACCTTCGTAAGTCACGGATTCCCCACCGAATTTGTTTTCTCCCATCCTCGGTTTCACATAGGATAACTGTCTTCCGGATGGCAGCCTGATAAACAGCATTCCACTCTGGTAATAGAAACGAATCCCCTTTACTTCTTCCTGCGTCCTGTTCTTTACCACATTTTTTACAGCCCTGTCTACATCCCACCAGAATCTCACGATGTTCGGATTGGACTGTCTCCACATATCCACAAGCGGCTGCAGTTCTTCTTCATCAATCCCCATCTCCAATGCTCCCATGGATTTTAATGCACCTACAGAACCGCCATATCCAAGTGCAAGTTCCGCAATCTTGCCCTTCTGTCTCAAATGCGCATTTTCTCCATGCTTTTCAACGGTCACACCAAACATGGCAGAAGCAGACGCACAATAAATATCACCATTATTTACAAAGACTTCCGTTCTCCACTTCTCTCCGGCAAGCCACGATAATACCCTTGCTTCAATGGCTGAAAAGTCAGATACCACAAATTTATATCCATCCCTTGCCACAAAAGCAGATCTTATCAGTTCCGAAAGTACCTCCGGTACGGAATCATATAACATGGATAATGCCGCATAATCTCCATTCCTAACAAGACCTCTTGCTTCTTCCAGATCTTCCATATGGTTCTGCGGCAGATTCTGCAACTGGATGATACGCCCTGCCCATCTGCCGGAACGGTTGGCACCATAAAACTGGAACATCCCTCTTGCCCTGCCATCCACACATACCGCATTCTGCATTGCCTGATATTTCTTCACAGAGGACTTTGCCAACTGCTGCCGTAGCTGAAGCACTTCTTTTAATTCCCCATCCACTTCCCCTATCAGTTTTGCCACCTCTTTTTTGCCAAGGGAATCCATTTCTATGCCCTGTATGGAAAGCCACTGTTTCATCTGCTGTACACTGTTGGGATTGTCCAAATCAGTCATCTCACGCATAATTTGGGACAGTTCATTCTTGGAAATCTCATCCAGTGCAATGGCTTCTTCTACCATTTTCCTGTCAATGGCAATCCCTCTGTCACAAATTTCCTGGTCAAGCCAGAACTCTTCCCAGACAAAATTAGGGACCGGAAACTTTGCCAATTTCTGCTGGATGGACTGCTCCACCTCCACATCCCGCTGATTGTATGTCTTAAACAGTTCCCATTTTTCCCTGTCATGCTCCGGAAGGTTTCTGGTTCTGCCACCGTTGCTCTTTGTTGCCTTACATGGCACGCAAAAATAACGGATCAAATCCTTACCTTCTTTCAGTTTCTGCTCTTCCAGTCCCAATACTGCACCGACTCCTGCAAGTGAAAGCGGTAATCCCATATACGCTGACCATATCATAGAACATTTCCACCCATGCGGATCAAGGTAATCACCCACTGTATCTTCGGGAATGCTGTAAGAAATAAAATATTCCGGACGATTTCGTCTGAGCCATTCTGACAGACAGATACGTTCAAAGTTACTGTTGAATGCCCATTTCGTAACACGCTCATCAGAAAGTGCCGCCAGAACTTCTTCCGGTATCTCTTCACCTGCTGCCAAATCCACCACCTGTACTACACCGCCATCTACCGCATAGCCGAACAGCTGGATGTCAAAATCCGGTGCCTGCACATATTTATAAACACCACATTTATTCAGGTCATTACTGGAATATGTTTCTATATCAATACTGATTGTATACATAAATTCCTCCCATCTGAAAACAGGCATCAGCCATGACAGCCAATGCCCGATTCCTAACTCTTATTCTTCCTTTTTCTTTTTGACAAGTTTTCTGATTCCCTTGCACACCCACTTGATAAAATGTGTGAGTATGCTTCCGATCGCCCAGATGTCCAATACGATGATCACCCAAAAACCGGTCAGGATCACCATTGTTTTTGCTGTTTCTAAAAATTCTGCTGATACCATACTATTTTCCTCTCTTTTCACAAAATTATGGGCAGCAGTTTCCCACTGCCCGGTCTGTCACGGAATTAGGATAAGAAATCTTCATCTTCCTCTGTTGCAAAATCGTCCTCGGCTCTGCTCTTGCCTCCAAGCGGCTCTCCATCCCTGATCTTCTGGAGATTGTTAAGTCCACATGCAATGCCCTTGTTTCCATTGCTGTTAAAAGCATAGAAATTGATGGATGCACGTCCATACACACCGCTGTACACTTCGGAACGGTCAAGGATTGGATTGCGGTCTGCATCCACAATGCCCGGTGCTGTCGCACTGTTGGCATTGATGAAATATGCATCCGCATAAGCCTCATCGTCCGGTCTTTCCGCATCTCCGTCACGGAGTGGTGTTTTCAATACAGACAATGCAGGAACAGATTTACCATTGCCCTTCAACTTGCCCTGCCCTTCCTCATAAGCCGCCTTGATAGCTGCCTGAATTTTTTCAATCGTCTTTGTATCAGACTTCGGAATGATAAGGGATACGGAGAACTTCGGTGCTCCGCCATTGATGGATTTTGCTTCCCATGCATTTACATAGCTCCATCTTGTGTTTACGCCTGTGATTACTTTTGTTGGATTATTAAATTTTGCCATTGTGAATTTCCTCCTTAATTTTCACTAAAATCTTCATATGCTGTATTCATTGCCGGTCTTTTGTCCGACTCCGGCACCAGTGCCGGCTTGCCCTGTGGCTTGACAATGTAGCTGCCAACCACCTCTTCAAATTTTTTCTTTCCCATCAGGGATGTCATGGCTGTGATACCAAGAACCTTCTTCTCATATGGATCATATCCTGCTCCTGCCACAACTGCTGCCACAACTGCTTCATCCGAATATCTTCGGTTCGCCCTGCCTTCCACAACTTTGAACCCGTCATAATGTACACCACTCAGTGCCTGCTGCAGTGCGTGTTCCTTGATATCAGATGTCCAGGAAACCAGACTGTCAATCTTCCCAAGGATGACGGAAATCTCCGTATCATCCAAAACCGGCGGCATCTCAAAATCATATCTGGCAAGTTCCAGATTGTATTCTGCCCTCTTCCTGCAGGTGGCTTTGACCTTACAGAACTGGCAGTGTTCCCCAGCCTTAAACTCTCCCTCGCCTGTATAGGCAAGTTTCGCTGTCGGTGCAAGGACTTCATCCGCCCATCTGAGCAGTTCGGTCTTGCTGATGGAATAGGTGCTGATGTTTTCCCTTCTCGGCTGGAAAATGGTCATCTGTATCTCATCAATGTCATAAATGCCATCAAACAGTTCCAATGCTCCCAGTGCGTAACACATCATCTGTGGATTTCGTTCTGCCGAAACCAAGATTCCAAGTCCGTGCTTATAATCGCAGATGTGAAGAACACCATCTGCCACGATCACACAGTCGCCGGTACCAAATCCGTTTTCCACCCATCTGGAGAAATCCAAACGCTGTTCTATCAGTATCTGCGGGTCTGGACAGTGTTTCTTTGCTTCCTCTATCTGCTCCAGTACGTAGGAACAATAGCTTTCCGCGCAGTCCTGCATCTCTGTATCGTAGTAATCCAGATTTTCTGTCGGGTCTTTCACATCTTTCCCCAGTGCCTTTTCCACCAGATACGCACACAGCTCATGGCAGTCCGTGCCCTGTTTTGCATAAGGACTTGCCCTGTCCTCATGTCCTGCGCATAACTTAGCTGACGGCGGGCATTCCAGCCATCTGTGACTGGAAGAAGCAGATAAAAATGCATGACTACTCATTACCAAGCGCCTCCACCTCTGCCACAAGTGCTGCATATTCTGTTGGTGCTATCTCGGAAAGTTTCTCTGCACCATGCTTGATCAGGATCTTCTTGACCTCTGCCGTAAATCCGGCTCTGGACTTATCCGCCAGAATCTTTCGTACCTCGGTAAGCGATAATGCTTTTTCCTTTGCAGGCTCCTGTTTCTTTTCCACCTTTGGAGCAGTTTTGCCGGAATCCTTTTTCAGTTCAACCAGGATTTCTTCCATTGTCTTTACAATGAAGTTTACCTGCTCCAAAATACCGCTAAGGCTTTCACTGCATTTTTCAATCTTTTCATTCACTGCTGCCGCATCATTTACTTTTGACATACTGTTTTTCCTCCCTCTTTTACTTCACGGATATCTACAGATTCCACGGTCTGCCCTGGTGCCAGAAGATAAACCTGTGTGAAATCCCCGAACAGGAACTTTACCAGTCTTTCCGGTATCGTTCTTGTGGCACCACGGAGTACCGTTGCCTTCTTTCCTCTGGAATCCGTAACATGGATGGTTACTTTGTGTTTTAATGCCATCTCGGTTACCTCGCTTTCTGTAAGTGCTTCTCCCTTACATGTCACAGGCAAAGGAAACCGATAGCTTTTTAACCTCTGGAAGAAAAATTTTTAAAAGTTTTTTCGGATGTGGTCTTTTGCCTTCTCAAAATGCTTTGTCACATTTGGAATACTTGTCCCCATCTTCTTTGCAATTTCCGTAAATGAATAGCCACCCAGAACATGCAGCTGATACACCTGCTTCTGCTTGTCCGTCATGGTCTCCACCACTTCACGCAGTCTCAAAACATCTGCCGGAACATCCTCATCCATAAAATAGCTGTTGTCCTTCATCACGGAACTCTTGTCCTGGGCATCATCATCCGAAGATAAATAATCCAACGATAAGTTCCAGTTCTTCATGTACTTCTCTCCCGGATGCCCTTCTTCCCATTCACGCTTTTCCGCTTTCTGCTCATCCGTCATCGGAGGTCTGGAACTCTTGCAGTTCATGTAGACCTCATGGTCATCCAGTGAATGCAGCGTCTTGATCCACGCTTCCGTCACACCGTCTTGTCCCGGTTTTAATTCCACCACTTCCATTCCGTATACGCCCTCTTCCACCTCTGTGTATACCTCATAGCGGTAAGTTTCTCTTTCGTCCTGTCTTGTCTTTCTGATCTTCATTGTTTGTCTCCTTTTCTGACCGGAGACAGTGAAGACAGGACTTGTCCAAAGGTTTTGACCGAAGTACCCCATAAAAAATGCACAGCTAAACAAGGGTACCTACATCCGCACTTTGCTGTTGCTTTTATTGCAACTGTCAAAAATGCGATATGTCGTATCCTGCCTCACTGCGCATCATGTGGCCGATATGATTTTTTTTATTTTGATGCCCTCTGGACATCCATCAGAACCAGCATCCAAAAATGCAGGCTCTGATCAATCCCAAAAGATTTCTTTCCTATTACAATCCGGATTTTTCAATCCCTCATCTTTCTAAGGACATTTGATGAGGATTTTTCCGGTCTTTCTATAACTTTCTTCTCCTTCTAAAAAGGAAATTGCACTGAATATCCAAGACTGAGAAATATATCTGCTTATTTCTCTTAAAAACTATCTATTTGACCAACAGCCTTTCTTACTTATTCTTTAAAATTTCATTCTCCTATTTTCTAGTCACACTTTCCCGAAAATATATTACCGATTCATGTCGAAAAAACGCATAGCCGGAGAAAATAAAAAAAGCCAAGATATAACCATTACAGTCATATCTTGGCTCCTCTTAGCCGTTCCCGGATATCGCTTTATCCGACCTTCTTTTTCTTTTTTTGTACTTCATAAACTATGTAGTTTCCGTCTTTGTCCTTTTTGACTTCCGCACTATTTCCCCTCGCAGAGATATCATTAATCTGTGCAATTACTTTTTCTTCTTTATCACTCATCCCGCTACCTCCTACCAGTCTAATTTCATAAAATCATCGATTACTCCCTTAACCGCAGATGATACATTAATTGTCCTTCGATCCGCAGATACCATTTCGTACATTTTCCATATCAAATCTCTCATTTCGCCTTCAACAGAAAATGTACTGCATAACGGGCTCACATTCCCTCTATTGTCAACAAGATAAAGCTCTATTTCTATATGTTCCTTTTCTTCTTGCCACGAAATTCGCACTTCACCATTATTATAATAATTTTCATTACCTAAATGTAATTGCATCATATATAGTTTTTGATTGCTGCTTAGCTCGCAGTGATAGCAGTTACCAAATTTGCGAACATCATCAATAGTCAAGAATCTTGATTGATAGATATTTTTAACAAAATCAATCAATCTTCCTGTTTCTGGATGTTCTACAACAGATGGTGCACTTATAAATAATGGATGCGTAAATCCTTCGCCCTCTGTATTAGAGTTCAAATAAGCTCCGCTCTCTATTTCCCAAACAACTTTCTGTTTCTCTGTTCCAATCATAAGTTTATCAATAAAATGAGCAAAGTATATTTCGTTTTCCCCTAATTCGGTGTAATTAGCCGATACCAAAAAATCCATACTTACTCCCAAAACATTTGCTATATGAAGAAGTAATTCAACACTAGGAGTTGCTGTATTTTCTTCTTTATTAAGTTTAGAGAGATATCCACTACTTACCCCAGCTTTTCTTTCTAAATCTCCAATTTTAATTTTCCTATCTCTTGCTATTGCATAAATGTTATCCATGCATCTCTTTTTATCAAACATAATCATCCCTCCAAGCATTTTCAGCTATATAATACTTTGTTTCTGGACTTTTGTCAATATTATTCCATTTGCTTTTGGACTATATTCCACTTTTTATCACCATATCACGCATTTATAGAACTTTTATCCACCATCTACCGCGTAACTGCTTATTCATAGAACTTTCATCCACTCTCAACCACATATGAGCTTATAAATAAAATAACCCAACAGAAAATAAAGCTATCCTATCCGAATATCTCATTTTCTGTCAGGCCATGAAAAGGGAAGTCACAAAGCCGTGACATATCTCTATAAAATTAAAATTATCTGTTTAACATTTTCCATCAGGTAGCGAATCTGATGCTTGTATTTTATCGAACATTTGTTCGTTTGTCAAGTATTCTTTTTGTTTTCTCCAAATAATCGTCAACCAAAAATAATATTTATCTCGATTACAATTTATCTTGAATCTCGCAAAACGTAAAACAGATTAAGATGTCCTATTCCGAGTACTTTTTGCCTTGTTTCGATCAACTCATCATAACTCATAACGGTTGTATGAGCAGATAATCTTCTAACATTCTCGTTGAGACTTCTCAATACACTAACAGCCTCTCCCAATAGTGTACGATTCTGTTTAATATTTGTCTGTATATTTCTTTTAAGTTCAGTCAACGGATGCGAAGGATGAGTGCATTTATCCAGAAGAAATACACATTCGCCTAATGTCATTTCTCTTGCTTCCTTTAATTTATCATAAAAAAAGTTTCTCTGAGCTAATCTAAATACATCAATGCCATTTTTAAACGGTGTAAATATTTGCTCATTCATTTCTACCTCTAATGCTCTACAATATTCTAAACATATAGGCGCATAATCAGCAGAATCACAATCATTAACACCGCAATACAAGCATTCTGCCATTGCAAGAATATCTTGTGTTTTTGATGATAAGCGATCCCAAATATGAGGAAAATGATCTTTCTTCAATCGTTCCTTATACTTTGGCAATTGTTCTGCAAGTTCTCCATATGAAAAAAGATTTTGTATCACTGCATGATTACGTTCACTCAATTCGTATATATGCTCATCACTATCAGACTCAGAAGAAAAACCAATAGACTTTTGTGCTTTTGAAAAACTACCCATTATTTCCGATGTAGTTCCATCTATTCCCTGTACGTCCAATACATATTTACACAACTTTTTAAATTGTGCTACATTCAGATTTGGCTCTTCCCCAACACCTACGGATAATGTCATCAGTCTATATCCGTTTTCGCTCTCCAAAAATTCATCAAACTCTTTACTATCATTTCGGAAAATTAAAGCTCCTTGTCTTTTAACTTCTTTACTAAAATGCTCCTCAAATGCTCTTCTGAAATTTGTGAAATAACCTATCATCTTATATACTTCTTCTGTATTAGCACCAGATTTTCGTACTCGGTTTTTAATATCTACCATAATCAACGAATCCTTCTGTGCCCTATAACGTATTGATATATCCGGAATGCCTCGTAGCCCTTTTAATACTCCATCTTTATTGTATTTCCACAACAAATCCTCTTCCGTTTTCCAATATAAATCTGAACCCTTCTGATAGTATATTTCCAGAATACCTCCTGTAGGAACCAATAGCTTAAAAATATAACCGTCTCCCGCATTCATAATATTCTTTTCTTCTACCAGAACAGCTTCAAATTCGGATATAAATGTCATTTTTATACTGTATAAACACCAGAGTTCAAAAAGCTTATTGGCAAAATCATCGGAATATCTTAAAACATTTAATTTTTTTGAATTTGATTCAATAACAGAACCTTGTCTAAAAGCGTCATACCACTCAAATATTTTCTGGTAATTCATCGAATTTCGAATTTTCCCTTTATGAATACGATTATATATTATATTCATTTGTTCCAAAGGAAAAACTGTACCATACGACTTTCTCATTTGTTCTGCTAACTGTTGACACTCCTTAAAGTAAGCTTTAGTTGAAAACATTCTGAATGCTTTAGAATGTTTCTCAATTAAATATAATTCACTATAAACTGCAGTATTGTCTTTATTCCTTAAAAATTTCTTGAATCCATCTAACATTTCAAGAATATTCCTTACAATAAAGATAACGTACACATTTTCTGGTGTTACATAAGTTTTTGCCTTTATGACACACGGATAGTCTTTCGGATATCGTCCCTGAGCCAAATTTTTGGTGTATTTGCTCACATTTAATCGCCCTTGTATATTTCCTGTAAATACAACTTCTTTATCAATATTAGCCATTGACAAACAAGAATCTAAATCTGAAATAAGTTCATGTAAAGTCTCAACATTGGCAAGAACAATCCTCAAATATATCTCCATATCTGCATTGCTGATTCTAGTCGTATCGAGTTCATATCCTATTTCCTGTATACAAGTAGAAAAAGAGGAAAAATACTGATTGATAAAGGACAAAAATCCGCCATCTGAATATAGATATTCAATTTGCTTATCGGTAAACAGATTATTATCCATACCCTACTCCTTTTAACGAATAAACTTGTATATTGCAACCTTCGACTTTTTAAATGCACTGTATTCCGGTTTCTCGCTGATTGACGAATAAAATGCATTTAATTTCATATAATCGAAACCATCGATTTGCGGTACAATTCGGCTTGCTACTACTACATCAATAAGCGATAATATATCTTCTTTCTTTACTGTTTCCCAATCACAGCCATCCATAATCAATGATATATACAAAGTTTCATATACGTCAATAATCTGAGCAGTTCCAATCTCCAATCCAAGATAAGACGGATCCTCTGCTCTCTGATATCTTATATGACGTATTAAATCCTTCATGTCACGCTCTGCTGCTGAAAATGCTGCATTATCATTAATCATTTTAAAATATTCTTCATCAATGGTCAGCGCTCCATAATTACCTATTTTTCCAATTACCCTTTTCTGTGCTTGGAGTTTCGCATTTGCTACTTCTTTATCAAAATATTCCTCCACTGGTGGTAATATTTCAATAAATGTAAATCTTCTTGACAACCCCTGTGATATATCAAAAACAAAGTTTTTATCAATATTATTCATAGCACCTATAATTCGGTAACGGTTTGGAATGTAGATACGCATTTTGTTTTTATTCTTCTCATACCATAACCTAATTGACTTAGGTACAGTTAAAGAATCATTTCCAAACGCAGTAAAAAGTTCTCCAAACACTTTATCAATTTCACATCGATTCAACTCATCTAATATTAGCCAACTTGCTTGTTTTTGACCTTCATAGTGTTCACTTTGAACGACAGAATTACAACAATGAATGATACTTTCAACAATACAACCATTCTTCCCGCTTAAAACTTCATGTCCGGTTTCATCTGCACCAGGTTGCAAGCCTCCAATGGTATCATAAGTTGTCCAATCCGAAATTGCTGTTGCTTCATCATATTCAACATTAAAAACCTCACAAATTATTTTTGCCAAAGAAGTCTTGCCCGTTCCAGGAGGCCCTTGCAAAATAATATTTCCCTTAACAACACCGGTAGCGATTTCTCTAAGGACACTATCATCTCCAAAATACAAGCCTTTTTCTTGTATTTTTTCTTTCAATTTTTCTACAACGTTTTCCGGAACATCTATAGATTTTCCTGCAATATGTTTAGTTGCAAGATATGTATCCTCATAAGTTTCAGGAAAAATATTACCATTGTTGAATTGTTCAATTTGATCTAAATTAGCCATTTTATGCCTCCTTTGCCATCTTTATTATATCGTTTTCGCGTTCTGGATTTATTACATGTCGCCGTTCAAATCCTATCTCATATCCAGAAAACACTTTTTTACATTCCACTATTTGAAACACATACAGTTCTTGAATTTTTTCCATAGCTTCATTGATAAAAACAATAAAATCGCCTTGAACCAAATCCTGCCCATGAGCCTGTTCTTTTGTTACAATCAGTTTACCGAATGATTTACTTGTCTCTCCGGATTTCATAACAAATAAAGCCTTAATTGTTTTTGGCAAGTTGTATACCTCTCGTATCGGTGGTTGTAGATTTTGCTTATCAATATCAACCGCATAAAAACTTAATCTACGAAGTAATTCTCCATAACGTTCTTCCACCACTGCGTTAATTTGTATTCCAGATAACCCATTATGTAAATATGGTTCAAATATACCTTTATCTTTCAATTGTTCTATAGAAGACAAGCCGGAGCTTCCCTGCATCTCTTCACAATAATTTAAAGTAGCATCTTTTCTCGAATTACTAATTGAGAGAATTGCATCTGAAAATGTTTCTTTGTCATTCATTATTGAATACACAAGATAATCCTGCTCTTTAATTGTCAAATGTCTTAATTCCAGCAATGCTCTGATAATCAAATATGCTGGAAGAATATCCTTGTTATCCTTACCCAAGACACCAAATTGATTTTCATAATCATCATAATTTACCAACCTCTTTATGACCTTGCTAATCATAAGGTTTCCTGACAACTCATCTTCAGCCTTTAAAGCAGCCACCAACTCCGCTTCCTTATTTCTGTTAATCGCAAACTGTCTCTTTATGTCTACATCATAGTTACTACCGTTTTTTTCCAAACCTTTTACCAAATAGCTATAGTATGCAGCAAGTCTTGTTATTTGGCGATCCACCAATAACACTTGGTCTCCCACAAAAATATTCTGATATTCAATGTCAGAACATGCCTGTGAAAATCTTCCAGATGGAATATTCACGATATTTTCATCTGAAACCTTAAATGGTTTGTACATTGACTTTCCTTCACCTGCACCAACATTAATGTCGTCAAAATCAACTTCCTCGACTTCATCATGTTTATCTATATTATAAATTTTTAATCGCTGTAATCTTTCAGAATAATTTGTAATGACATTGGGATGTAAAAGCATTTTCTGTCTATCATCATCACTTCGTTTTAAAAATCCCCATCGCATCATTGCTAATACAGGTTTCCAGTCTTTGTAGTCGCTTGCCTCTGCTGGGATTGCTATTCCACCAGCACTTCTTGCTTTAATAATTTCTGTTAGCGAATCATAATATTTTTTACAGTTATCATTCAGTGCCCACACCATATATGCATATTCATTCGCAGTACAGTATCCTGTGTCTAATATGCATTTTACTATTATTGCAGGCGGTTCTATATCTGAATCACTTGATGTGCATCCAGCATTATTTCTTCCATATACCATCTTTTCAAGTGAATCCATTATTAGCTGTTGCTTTACAGAAAGTTCCTCATTCAGAATTGCCTCATACATTCTCTTTCCAGTGTCAGTTATCCTTCTTTCTGTTATGCGACCTCCATCGGAAACTTTACTCTCTAAAAAACCAAAGTAAGCCGGTACCTGTGCCTTTTTGGGATATGATGACGAATACTGGTCAGCGCCTATCAAAGTCTTTAACTTTCTCTTAAAATCAGGTCCTTTCACCCAATCGTCTGCGTCGTAATGAATTTTTAATACAGCATTCATTTCATCAATGTCTGCACTATGTTTTGGGATTACTATTTTACTCATAACACCACCTCCCTATAATTGTGATAACAAAGCCATCATTAGTCTCTGTACTAGCCTTGATGGAATCCCTTCTCCTATAACTTTTCGAATAAAACTTTCATCAGCCCATTCTGGTATCGGCCAGTCTAATGGAAGTGATGTTACAATTAACAACTCATAAATAGTAAGAACACGTGGATCGGAATATAAAGTATTACCGTTTTCATCTACATATTCTCTTCCTGGGTGTACACATGCTAATGATGAAATCACACCATTGTTCTGCGTTATTGTTCTGCACGGCATGTCCCACTTCAAACGTCTATAATGATTGTGATGGGCAACCACTGGAACACCGCCTGCTTTCTGTGGATAATATACCTCATTATAAATTGCTGATTTTCCCGTTGGTGTATGCATCATCCACTCAACTTGTTTCCAGGAATGCTTGGGTGGAAAATGCCATTTTGACACAGCTAACCCCATTTTCTGTTTTTCCATAAAATTAGGAAATTTCTTGATAGTTAATTCCATACCCTCTCGTAATATCGGATCTAACGACGGCAAATCTCCTATAGCTTCCTTAAGAGTAATTTCCTTTTGCTTTTCTGGGAACTCCCAAATATAAGGCAAATCTAACCGCACCAGCATATATATGTTTCGTTCACGTAACTGTGGTACTCCATAATCTTTTGCCATTACTAGGGTCTCTGTATTAAACCTATAATAAGGACTTAACTCACGTTGAATATATTCTGGAATCATTAATACTTCATCATTATATCTAATCTTTGTGGTTAATTGCTTTGGAACATTTTCCAAAAAAACATATTTAGGTTTTATTCTTTTTATCACATCCACCGCATAAAAAATCAATTGATTCCGTGGATCAAATTCCAATCTAAGCCCTGCCTCACTCATTCCCTGACAAGGTGGTGTTGCCATTACAAAATCCACGCCTTCACTTATTGCTTCAGCGATGATTTCGTCTCTGATTTTATCGTCTGTAATGTCCCCGCATATCATATGTGTATCCGGATATACTTCTTGATAAAAACGTGCTCGTTTAGGATCAAGCTCGTTTGCAACCTTTATATCAACACCTATATCTTTCATATAAGCTTCCGCTATTCCAACATTTGCGAACAACGAAAGCCCTTTAAGTATTTCCATCTCCATTAACTCCTTCAATCAGTTTCATAAATACTTTTTTAACAAACAACGGAGGTATACCTTCCCCGATTATTCTTCTTAAAAATGCTTCCGATGTTTTGATTGGAACTGGCCAATCATTTGGTAAACTCATTATAATCATCAACTCATACAGTGTCAAAGTTCTCGCATCTGAATATATTTGTTCCCCAGCACTATTTTCATATTCCAGCCTACCCGGATGAACATTATTCTGCGATGATATCTTTCTATTATCCATAGTTACTGTATATGCCGGAACATTCCATTTTTGTCGTGAATACGTATTATGATATCCCTTCACAGGTTTACCATCTTCCTTAACAGGAAAATATATCTCATTGTCAAAAGCACTACACCCCGTCGGTGTGTGTTGCATTGCAACGACTTGTCTTTTTACATGATGGGGCGGATTGTGCCATGGCGAGATTTTTAGTGCTTGTTCCTTACGTTCTTCATAATGAGGAAACATTATTTTTCGCTCTTCATCTGAAATGTCTTTAACGTAAGGATCTAACATTGGAAGTGAACCAATAGCATCTTCCATTGTTACTAATTTATCTTCTTTATCTGGCAACTCCCATGGAACAGTATCTGAGATTTTACTTAACAACAAAATTGCACGTTCCCTCATTTGAGGAACACCATAGTCTTTAGTATCAATAACATATTTATTGATTACATACTCATTTCCTAGTTCTTGATTTATCAAATCTGGTATTAGGATTTTTTTTTCATTCAAGTTGATATATGTGCTTAAAAATAGCGGTACATTTTCAATAAACACATATTTCGGACATATTCTTTTTACCGCATCCAACACGTAACATATCAATTTATTTC